GAGTACGTGACCAAGTCTGTTAAGTCTTAATTATTATATGTACAAAGGGCTCCCAGGAATGCGAGCCCTGTTGCAACAAACGAGCGTTTTAAATCTCATGAGAAAATGGAGTACCGAAAGATTATGTCTATGAACATGTTCCTTGGTCTTGGCGCTGAAGCGTTCGAAGATCAACCAGAAGTACCAGTGGTCGAAACTCCACCAGTGGTAGCGGCTCCAGTCTCTGAAGAAGTTCTCGAGCTGATTGCCGATCGCGATGAATCGCAGGTCGCGCTTGAAATCGCAACTGCTGGCGCTGACATCCAGTCAACTGTTCGTCAGATCGATCAGTTCTCTGACGCAATCGAGCGTATCGAAAATGTTCAGGCTTCGATGGAACACTTCATCGAAAACGGCATCACCTCAAAAGCTGCCGCCATGCTGCATTCACAGATCACTGGTCTGTATGCATCAATGGGTAAAGGCGCTGAAGGCGTGGGTAGCGGTCTGGAAAGCTTCGACAACGAAGATGCTTCTATTGCAATCCTGAACGCAGGTATGGAAGCGCTGAACAGCGAGAAAGCTTCTCTGGGCGAACGTATTCGTGCGGCCTGGATTGGTTCTGCTGATTCTACCAACAAATTCTTCAGCAAATGGCTGACCCGTGCCGGTGCACAGAAACGTCGCGCTCAGGCGATCATCAAAGCTGCTCAAGGTAAGTCTGGCTCTGCCGAAGTTACCCTGAAGAGCCGATACCTGACTGTTAAAGGCGGTGCTGCTTCTACCAACCTGCTGGCCGATATCACTGCGTTCCAGAAGTTCGCAGAAGATGGCGCGGCACGCTACTTCAAAGATGGCGGCGCATGGCTTAATGGTGATCTGATTTCTGCCGTTAAGAAAATGGCGACCGTATCTACCGTTGAAGAAGCCGGTAAGATCGTCGATGGTCTGAAGTACCCAGGTTACCCAGGTGCGACTATCGCGGTTCAGGATAAACCGGCATTCACCATCAAACGTACCGAAGTGGTGCTGGGTGGTTACGCGGTATTCGACCTGCAGTATAAAACCACTGGCGGTAAAACTCAGCCGGAAATCATCCATGAACTGAAAGCACTGGGCAAGAACCGTGTCCATGTGAAACAGGCGCCGGATGAGAAAGGCAAATCTGAATTCAGCATGTCTGTCTCTGCAGCTGATGCTATTGCCATCGCTAACGCAGTTATCAAGCTGAGCGACATTGGTGCACATCTGCAGAAGAACATCAGCTGGATGGACCCGTTCACTAAGGGTATCCTGAATGGCTCTAACGCCACGCGTGCCGCACTGACCCGTAATACCAATGCCGAGAAAGGCGTTGCTGTTATTCTGGATTATCTGGCACGTTCTCCTACTGGTGTGTTCCAGTCGGTTCAGTCTCTGACCTGGGAACTGTCGCAGGCAATCTTCAACGTATCTGATGCCGCGTTGAAAGTTGCTAACAAAGTTGCCAAAGCTTCTGACGCTGGCGAACCTGCTTCTGCTCCTGCAGTATAAGTTATACCTTAACGTATAGCCGAGGGGAGGGGGATTCCCCTCTCCTTTTATACCGACCAAAAGGTGAAATGCATGACCAGCATGAATACATTGGGTCCAGCACAGTCAACATTGCTTGCTGATGAGTCTGACGGTAAACAGAAAAAGAAAGTTACCGATAACGCAAAAACCGAATCCACCATGGCCTCAATTGAGGTCCTAAAGAAAAGCAGCAAAGAGAAACCTGAGTCGACTGATGGCGATGAACCTGCCTTTGGGTTTGGTAGCGAAGGTTATGCCATGATGACTGGCCTGTCGTTTGATCTTACCCAAGATGCAGACACAGATGTCCATGAACTGCTGGATAAGATCACAACGATTGTGATCGAAGCAAATGGCGAGCTGAGTAAAGGCGATATCGAAAAGATCCGTAACATTGGATTAGAAGATTATCGCGACCTGGCACAAGCGGCAATGAAGCGTATTATGCAATTTATCCGCTGGTCAATTAACCAAGGTAAAGAAGGGATCAAGCGTCTTGCTGATCGCTTAGGTCGCCTGGGGATGAAGTCGATGTATGTTGAGCGTAAGCTCGACATTGCTACGGATAACTCATTACCAACCGATAAGTTTGTACTGGCCAGGTCTTTCCCGTTATTGATGCTTGCTGATAAACCGCCGGCTAATGCGATGGATGTGCTGAACTCGTTGAACAAAACCAAGTATCTGTTCACGCTGATACACAACGATTATCAGAACTATCAAAACCTGTTCAAGCAAGCGGTCGCTACGGGCTCGCGTTCTGAAACACTGGAGATGATCAATAACTATCTGAATTCACTCTCTGGTCGGTTAGGTGCAAAACCTAATCCACAGTTCAATAACGCCCTGAGCTTCAACTACTTGCCAGGCGGTTATCGTCTGGTGTTCTCAACCGGTAGTTCGTTTGCTGATTGTTCTGCGACATTGGTTCGTGTACCGGGTCAGTATTCTGCTGCACCAAGTGCACCACGTCCAGATAAGTCAAGCCTGGTACGTTTGATGGCAGAGATCAAACAGTTCCTGCGTACCATCAATGAGATCTACGGGAAAGTCTCTACACGTCTTGAGTCTGACTTTCGTAACATCTCTCGTACCGCTGAGCGTGATATCAAAAGCTTTGACTCAACTGCAGATATCCGCACGGCTACTACTACAGTTGAATGGTTTGTTGAGCAACAGTCACGTATCTTTACCCGTACCATGATGTTGTCGTGCTCTGTGCTGAATGCTTGCTTGGATTATTGCTTAGCGGCAATCGGTGGTAAACCTGCAGCCGGTATGGAAGACTTCGATGACAGTTACTCGATCGAAGCACTCGGTGAACAACTGGACGACATCGACGATCGTCTACGCAGTATCGAAGTGGATGCATCGATTATTCAATCTATTGGGGATAATAAAGAACTGGTTGATTGCGATAACGATTATGTAATCCGTCAGCTTATTGAATCCAATGCCACTGAGCCATTTACGCCAGGTTACGGTATTGACAATCTGCGTAACATGTGGCATCTGGTACGGGCAGGTAAAACCACCGAGGTTGTTACCCGTCGCTTAGGTGCGATCATGGATGCGACAACCGATCTGGACATTGCGGTAAAATTCATGAAGACGCTCTTTACAGAGGGACGTTTATTTGAATGCCGGACAACAGATGAGTACATCGCTGATTTCACGGCCGGTCACCCACTGTGTTCTTTCCTGCATCGTGCTGAGCGTGAATCATTAGGTGCCGCGCAGATCGCTAACTACCTCGAGCAGAACGCCGATAAGATCAGTGCCACGATCACGACACTGATGGTCTTTGCTGAAACACTGAGCGATACAGTTGTTGATGGCGAGTTCAATGTTAGTCGATTGAAAGAGTTTATGTTGAATGCCCCTCAGTCGCCATTTACCGAAGCAACACTCTGCGGCGGATACGCGATTAAGGAACGTTCAGAAAAGCTCGCAGGATTGGTTGTACGCAGTTACACGCTGGAACATGTCAAGGACTTGTCACCAATCGAACGCTTTGATGGGCATGACAATGAAATGAACGGTTTCATTGATCAGCAAGTTAAACGGTATGAAGCAGAGTACGCGCGCTTAGCACAGATCGTTAATCTACTGCAAGTGGGTACTGGTCATCTGCGTTATATCACGGCGTCAGTTGTGGACAATCTTAACGCCGGTGGTTTGAAAGGCGAAGGTGATAACTGGGTGTATTCAGCAATGGAGTACCTGACTGTTGCAACGCGCCAGTATCGTTGGATGTATCGCATGACAATCCAGCTTGCGGTGTATAATCGACTGACCATCGATGCTGCCAATCAATACATGGTAGGAGGCTTCTATGGATACGACGAGCAACAAGAGTCTGTATAACGCTGCCCGCATTCCTGTGCTGTATGAGTATCCGTTTGACTTCACTCCCCACGCTAGACTGTTAGCTAATGAAAATGTCAATGAGCAGCCTTCTCAGGCGTTTACTGAGATGTTTGCCACCATGACAGGGGATCCGTGGTCGCTCACGCCTAAGACACCTTACACGCTCTATGGTGCAAAGGTTCTTTATATTGGCGCAACGCAGAAAGAGTTCCCAACCAGTAAACGGTATCCGTATACGTTGGTACTTCAGTTAAGCAGTCGTTATAATTTCAGAAAGTTATACTTAAGCTTTAAAGTGCTTTCAAGTAGCTGATCGGCATAGAGGGAGGAGCATTGCTCCTCCCTCGTGCTTTATGCCGCTTTAATTATACCGCAGGTGTTTCTGCTTCAACCGGCGCAGGCGTCGGGTTGAATGTTTCAGGCACAGCTGGCAATGTTTCCAATGTAGTTGCATTCGCTACATCAGATTTGAACTGCCAGTATTTTTCCAAATACCCATTGTAGACTTCGAGTGCTTCTTCAACAAACTCGATGACTTCAGCGGGTTCTGCCTGGAACGATTGGTTGTCAGCTTTACGTACAGTGAACTTCGTGTCGTCAGAAGCATTAACACGCTTTTCAGCAACGATACGTATACCCATTAAGTTGACACGCTCTTCAGCAGTCATGATCAACTTAACTTTCTCACCGCTTGATTTCAGCGTGATCTCTAAACCACTGTTAAGATCATTACTGAGAACCTGCTTAGCGTTTTGTAACGCATCGTCACGACCGAAAGCTAAACGTTCAGCAAGTTCTTGTTCATTGAATTCACGAACGACCCAATACTGATACCATTTACCGTCTTCTTCGTTTAAGACTGGTTCGCCTTCGGTAACCACATCGCCAGGAGGCTGATCGACCAGATAAACGTAAGCGTACGGGTTAGGAAAATTATAAAGCTTTTCAGATTCGATAGTACTACCGAAGCTGTTCTGCATGTTGTCCTGACGCATATCGTACAGGTACTTTGGATACGCCTTATCCTTTAAACGAATAAGACGCGTAGAACCGTCTACAGTTGGCATTTGTGCTCCTTAGGGAATGCTGGGGCTTTCACCCCAGCGCAGAACGAAATTAGGCAGACATGCCTACCTGACCAATCAGCTGGGAACCAGTCCACAGCAGCGTGATGATGGTGAGGTTATCACCCAGTGCTACTGCTTCACCACGAGACCATAGAATGGTGTTCGTCCAGCTCATGTTACCGCCTTTACCAGTTACGATCAGAACGATCGGCTGAGAACGAGCAGACGCTGGCAGGTTAGCGAAAGTGATGCCTTTATCAGACGTACCAGAGAAGCGGAAGACGTTGTTCTTGCTTACGTCCAACGACAGCGTGGTACCAGTGACATCGAGAGCAGCTACGTCGTAACGATCAAAGACAATCGCGAGATCGATCCACTGACCATCTTTACGAACCTTCGCTTTACCATCGAAGTTAGCATCGAAGACGTTACCGCCACCCAGGGTACCTAACTGCGACCATGCAGTCGTAGAAGTCTTCTGGAAGAACGCCTGGCTAGAGGAGTTCAGGAAGTAGTCGCCTACTACACCATCGGCTGAGCTCGGGTCACGGGCAAAGACAATCCACTTAGTACCTGCATCACCTTTATCGCCTTTGTTACCTTTATCACCCTGGTCACCCTTCGCACCAGTCAGACCACGCGCACCGGTGTCACCTTTAGGACCTTGGATTGGGCCAACGTTCGCCCACTGCGTGCCATCCCAGACATAGAAGTTAGCACCAACCAAGTAACCATCACCTACGGTATTGCCCGATGTCGGCAGATCACCCGTCGTGGCTTTAGATCCGAGGATCTTGATGCCTGCACCGACAGGGCCAGTTGGACCAGTTGCACCTGTGTCACCCTGAGGACCACGGATAGAACCCGCTGCGTTCCACTGCGTACCGTCCCATGAGTAGATCAGCATGTTGTCGGTAACAGTGTAAGTTGCACCAATCAGGTTACCGGTCGTTGGTAATTGACCTACAGTGTCAACATGACCACGGATAATGATAGAGTTACCTTGCGGACCTACATCACCCTGAATACCCTGATCACCTTTGGTACCGGTAGCGCCAGTGTCACCCTTAGCACCGGTGGCACCTGTGTCGCCTTTCACACCTTGAATGCCCTGGGCGCCAGACATGTTACCCATGTCGATCCAGGCAGTACCGTTAGACATCCAGGAGTGCTTAGTATCAGCAGTGGTGTAATACCAACCGTTGTTACCTGCAGCGGCGGTCGGTAATGCAGACTGAGTTGCTACCTGACCTTTAGGGATAACCGCAGTACCAGTATCACCCTTATCGCCCTTCGCACCTGTGGCTCCGGTATCGCCTTTAGCGCCGGTAGCACCGGTATCACCTTTAGGTCCACGGAATGGTCCGGTGTTAGTCCAGGTGCCAGACAGGTACACATAAAGGTTATCGCCAACTACATAAGCATCACCTTCTGAATTACCCGTGGCTGGCAGTGATCCGGCATCGGCAGCAGAACCTTTAATCATCAGGCCCTGACCGGTGTCGCCTTTATCACCTTTTGCTCCAGTTGCACCGGTGTCACCCTTAGCGCCTGCTGCGCCAGTGTCACCCTTAGCACCGACATCGCCTTTGGTACCAGTTGCACCGGTGTCACCTTTGGTACCTTGGGTACCTTGAGCGCCACGTACATCACCCTGATCAATCCAGGTAGTGCCGTTGTAGATGAACTGATGACCAGCCGATGTACCGCCAGTGACATT